CTCAGCACTGTCGTCAAGATATGACAGGAAGCATGAGATAGGTAAGCCTTTATTACTACGGCCGTAGGATAGAATAGGCGTAGAAAACGACAGCCAATGTTTGCTGGCGTAATCATAAATTTTCTGTGCGTGTTCTTCGTTTGAAGCAAAGGCCCCAGCAACGAAGGCGAACCGCTCTTGAGGAGATTCCTCTTCATCACGCATATAACTTTCTCTAAGCCGATTAAGGCCCAGTTCGTCAAACAGTTCGTCTTTTTCTAGATCTAATTTTAATTGTATCATTGTTACCTCAGCGGTTGATTTCCTCTAAACCACGCAACCAAAGCTTTACGTCTTCCCAACAGCACTGGACGTGCGATGTGTCTCAAATGAGATGGAAAGATAATTGCAGTACCTCTGGCCTTTGGCGCGTACTTCACAAAATTACCGTTAGGTAAATGCGTTTGTGAATCGATTTGAAGTCTACCGCCGACGTAATCAGATGGATCTGAAAGCTGTATGATGCAGGTTAGTTTTCTAGTTGCTACTTCATCGTGCCCGGAGTCGGTGTGCCAATTATAGAATTGACCAAAGCCGTACTCCAAATACTGAAGGGCCTCGATTTCACCATTAAGATCGAAGTTTAGCCAACGGTCATTTAAGTGCATCACTTGATCCCGGATCTTCAAGTACATCCACGAAGTCTGTACATCCATAGGAATCCAAGCCAGCTTACAGTTCCTAGCTAATCTATCTCTTAATGATGGTTTTAATGATAGCACCTGCCCCTTTGATGTCTCCTGTTCGGACATAAATTTGCAGACACTATCGCACTCTTCTTGGTCAAATAAAGTGAACCAAGTAAATTGATGAGTATGTTTCATAGAGAACCCGCTTTCTTCTTACGGCGGGCTATCTCTCTCTTCAGATAAAACTCAGCCTTTTCTAAGTCTTCAAGAGGAACCTCGTGTTTCTCCTCACAACGCCAAATGTATTTGACGACGTTTCCGAGATTGAAGTTCATGTGTTCAGTTACTTGAATGCACTCCACGCCCGAAGGGTGTTTTGTGTAGTGCGGTGGATGGTTCACCATATCCACTTCGGCTCGCTGAGTATTTTTAGCGATATTGACCGTCTGGCCCGAGACAGAGTCTTTGACTACGGTATCGAAGGGGTATGAGTGAGCATAGATTGTTTTCTCCTTTTCGCTCATCAGTGTTTCCTATGTTTTTTTGGGTCAAATTTAATAACATTCAGGGTTTTATCCTGATTGCTCTTCTTCATCTTCTTGACCAGTTCTTCGTCTGGCTCGAAGATTATTTCGACATCCGTTTCTTCTTCATCCGGATAGTCAAAACCATCGAAGCCCGGGGCGGATCTGACGATCTTCCCAGCGGCTATTACATTGTCAGTTTGAGTGTTGATGATGGCGTACACACCCGCCAACAAATCCTGTAGGAATTGCATAGTATCTTCGGGGTAATCTTCATCAAAGCTAAACCCCCCACTGAAGAGCAACCTGCCTTCTTCATCTACAGCGATTTCCATAAATACGGCGTTTGGTATAGGGCCATCATGTTGCGTCATATATTTCTCAATCCGTTAATAATTTTCAATGAAGCTCTATTTTTCCGTTCCTTAATCCACGGCAACGGAACAAGTTTATCGGCGTACGCAAAGCCGTACCGCTCACACCACATGGAGTAAGTAGTTTTCGATCCTTTACGGATTTTGCCGTTACTGTTGGTAAAGATGAACCGAAGATCTAAGTCAGGGTATTGCTCTTTAAGAAGCAAATGCTTCCTGCGGTCTTCTATTGTGAACCGCCCCTTAGTTTCGATTACGATACCATTAGGAAGAAGAAAGTCAGGGGTATAATAATGATCACTCTGCGGAATAACATAAGGGATACGGAAGCATTCATATTCCGCATCAACCCCACGCTTTTCTAGATCTATCTGTACTTTTTCCTCAAGCCCCGATCTATAGCCATTTGCGATAGCCCTAGCCCGGGGGTTATTTTTATTTTGTCTCATCTGCTTTGTAATCCGTGTACCAGTAATGTCGTGGGCTCTGTGCTTTAGATCCCGTCTGTGGCTGATACTCGGCGTCAGGCCAGCACTCTCTCATGTACGGACAAAACGTACACGTCGTATGCAGACGTTTATTGCCTGTGGGCTTACCTCGGAAAAATTCATTTGTTGGCTCAAAGCATCTTTCAAATTTCTCATCGAAATCTACCTTGTGAATTGTCTCTGCAATTCGGGACTCCAACTCCTGAATTTCCTGAGTATTCGGTGTAGCTTCTACAACACGAATTTCTCCTGTGCTTTTATTGACGACAATCCAGCCGCCAAGCCCGGTATCTGTGCCCTTAGAGTAGCCTAGCAATTGGGCTGTATACCCGAATGCATCATCCTTAGCTACGCCATGCCAGCCATCTTGCCACTTATTATCATAAGCCCAAGGTGAAGCAGACTTTGTGTCAAAGGTCATGCCATCGATTTCAATATCGTTCTCACCTTCAATGGTAGTACCAGCGATATCAAACTTCGCTTGGGACTTGCCCCCGGTGATATTAGCACCTGCAACACGCAACAGAACCTCAACAATGCATTCAACTGCATCGCCAAGCATCATCCTTACTATGTGATTATACGGCATCTTGGACTTCTCTTTGCCCGCTTTCTCCATTTGGAGTTGGCAGACAGGTCGTCCAATGTTGCTCATACGCAACCGGAAAGCTTCCGGCTTCCTATTTAATTGCTTACGCAAGCCATCCTTGAACATTTCGCCAGCGGCTTCTATCCATTCGTCTTTGCATTCGACTGGTTCACCGTTGGACAACTTGTCCATTGTCATGCGTATTTGCGCTTCTAATGTAGATATAGACATCATAACTCCTTTTCTCAGAGGGAAAAAAGAGGGGCACAAAGCCCCCCTCGGTTCCCAGAGTTATTGATCGTCTTCGAGATCTGCGGACAGATCGTCGCCAACTACTTCAGATACAGCGTCAATTGCATCAGTATCCAGTTGTCCCTCACGAAGAGACTTCTGGTACGAACGCTCAATCACTTCATTCTCGCGCTTAATCATTCCAGCCATGTGTGTCATGGTGTCGAATGTATCTTGATCGATAGGAAGTGTTTTCTTGAGGTCTGGTTTGAAATGCATGACGTAGTAAATAACAGAACCGTTTTGCAGTTCTTCTGCCGTCACATCACACCAGTAGTCGTAGAAATTCGCGCCTTTTGGAATTGACTTGATGAACTCATCCTCGAATGGGGAAAAGTTCGATCCCTTCAATAACATTATAGCAGGTTCGTTCTCTACAGTCACCTCATTTCCATCCGCATCTTTGCCTGTGTAAGAAACAAGTGTACGAAGCTGACGGAAGCATTTGATATCCGTGTACTTCTTTTGTTCCTCTTTAGGCAACTCGCGTAGTACTTTCGATGGCGGTTTACCACATCGTTCGCCACCCTTCATATCACGAGCTTCACAACGGAAGTTCGGGATCAGTAGCGTTTTGTTTACTACCTTGTTCTCTTCCGGATCATAATGAATCCACTGGAACAATTGCGACAATACGCGGATGCGTACCTTCTCAGCGTAAACGGGTTCGTCCATTCCGTTTAGATAGAACAATCCCTGTTCAATCTTCCGGCCCTGCGCGTCCTTACGCATCGTGTTTACCTTCAACATAGGAAGGCGGTCTGCACTCGCTTGAGGCTTATCGTTAGCCCCGAGGAGAGCGGCTAGTTTATGCTCTTCAGCTTTATCAACAACGGCTAATTCGCCCATAGTTTTCTCCTTAGTAAGATTTACAATTTACCCTTATTAGTGTCATCAGTCAACACTAACTACGGCCTTATCCATCCAATTCGCCCCCGCTTCCATCTCTATGTCGAGAGGCAAGACAGGTTTGTAATTGAACCTAGTTTCAAGCTCTTCAGAAACGTCGCTCATGGCCCATTTCAGAGCCTTCACAACCTTTTCTTTCTCTCCGGGAAACACATCCACAACGATTGAATCGTGCACCGTAAGCATCAATTTGCTTTGGAGATTGAGCTTAATAAATTCACGCAAAGCGCGAACACACGACAATGGAACAATGTCCGCTGTCGCGAATGATTGCACAGGGTAGTTAACCACTGCCGTAGCATTAGTTATCCGGCCACCACGCAATCGTTTAGCGTCTGGAAAAAAGAATTCACGCCCGGAAGGTATCCGGACAATTCCATTCTTCAACACGCCATCCATCAAGGTCTGGTGCCAACGCTTCAGGCCCTGATAAATATTGAAGTACTCTTTGAAGTACGTCTGCACATGAGGGGGCTCTGACATTCCAAGCCCGCCATATAGTGGTGCAAACGTATAAGCCTTCGCTTTTTGGCGAAGATCTTTC